AAACTAGTTGGCCTATCCATAGGTGCTTTAGAAAATTCTACATAACCTTTATACTGAGGATTGTCCTTTTTTAACTGCTTTACTTCTTTTTTAGTTATTCTATTAATTCTACGAATATCTAATATCGTGCTTTTTGGATAACTAGACACTTGAACTTGATTAGATTGATTCCCACCTAAAACATAAACCATGTTTGCTTGTGGTTTTATACCAAAAAGTTCATAATCTTCTTCACCTATTAAAAAAGAAGTATGATCTGCATCAGATTCTTCATCAAAGTTAAATACTACTATATCTCCAGAGTTAGCATTATCAAGACCACCTTTTACTTGTGTACCATACTTTTTATAAGAATTAGCTGCAGCTCCTGTATTAGTTACTGTTCCAGTAACAGGATCAACATCTGCCTTTATACGAGGATTTCCTGTTAAAGATAGTATGTGATCTACAAAAGCAGAACACCAATTAAACTCTTCTTTAGCAGGATCTATTGCTTTAGGATTATAGTCAAGTGGTTTTACAGCTTGAGCAAAGAACTTAGCTATTAAAAAACCCTCTGGTGTTATTCTACCATTATCTTTTGAATCACTTAAATTGCTAATCCAATCAACAGAAAATGTAGGTCTTTCAAAAATCGTGTCTGCAGTAGCAGTAAAATTATCAGTAATTTGAGCAGTATAATATTTTTTAGTTGCTATAATAGCTCTAAGTACATCAGGTAAGTTTTCAATTTTTTTATCAAAATTTGTTTCAAAGTTTAATTTTTCTAAAGCTTTACTACCTTCAATTTTCTTTAATAACTCTTCAAGTTGTACTTCTTCTTGACGTTCTCTCAAGGTTTGAGAAGTCATACTTTTCATACCATATTTTTTTACAAAATCTTGGCCTCGTTTACTTAAATTTTCAAACTTAGGATAAACAGGCTCTCCAAGATAACCTAGTCGTTGATAGCGATAAGCTTTAGTAAACTCACTAGTAGTATCGTCTGGCATAACAGTATCTGCTTTAAACTTTAAATCAGCATAAGTTTCTGGATCTACTTTTTTGTATTGATCAAACTGTCCTGATAAAGAACTTTGAAAATTTGCAGGTGTAAATTTAGTTTGAGCTAGTTGATTCTTTTTAATTCTATCTGGTGTTACTGATGCTGAAGCAGATTTATCATCATCTCCTTTACTACTCATGTCTACAGATTCTTGAAAACCACCATAAGGTTTTGTTTCTACAGGTCCTTTTTTTGCTTCACCCTTGTAGCCAAGTCCTTTAAAGTTACCTTTTTCTTTGGCTGCAGATACACCAGTGTCAGGAGTAAACTTACCTGCTACACCATAACCACCCTGATTAAATGCTTGTTGTGTTTGTTCATCTGTAGTTAGTCCACCCTTGTTATACATATAGTCTCTTATGCTACCACCTATGGCATTTTTTGCTAATACTAAAGGTCCTACTTGTAGTATTTCATCAGCAGATTCTATAGGAAGACCTGTTCCTCTATCATAAAAAAATCCTGCCCTTGTTGGATTATAACCAACTTGAATCCAATCTTTATCTTTACTTTCAAATATTTCTCTAGCATACTTGTAAATATCATCAGGATCATCTGCTGAATAATCTCCCTCCATAACAGCGTGTGGTCCTTTAGCTCTACCTGCTGCTATATCTAAAGATTTTTTTTGTAAACTTTCAGTTTGTTTTAAATCAACATTTTTTAATCTTACTGCAGTAGCATAAGAAGTTGGACTTAAAGTTGGATTTTTACTAACCCAATCCCTAATTAAATTTTTAGGTATTGTTAAAGTAGCTACCCACTTATTATGATTAGTATAACCATTTATATCTAATCTGGAAGCAATACGCTGACCATCTTCAATATTTCTATTTAAACCTATTATACCTGTTTTTTTACCTGCTAATGAATCAACTTTTATTCCTAAAGCACCTCTTACATCTAAAAAAGAAGGTTTATCAGGCATTGTTTCAATTTTTTTAATTGGATTAAGTTCTGTAACTTTTCTTCTATATAAATCTAATGTTTCATCTGTAGGATTATCTTTATAAGATTTAGCAATATTTTGAAGTTCTTCTTCTCTACCTTCTAACTTCTTTTTAAATTCTGTAGAGGTAATATTATTTGGATCTTTTTTCCAATTTTCTAAATCTTTTTCTGTTAAATTTATAGCCTTTAAACTATCCTTGCTTTCGTCTACTTTAGATAATTTTTTAAGTTTTTTACCAATTACTTTTGCACCTTTACTAGCAATCCTACCAATCGGCGTAATACCTGCTAATGCTGTACCTGTTGCTACAGCAGCACCTGCGTAATCTCCTGTAACTACGTCTTTACCTATGTCTATAACATCAGCCACTGTGCCTATTACAGGAGCATTACGTAAAGTAGTTTTTAACCTTTTTAAAGTTTCTGTAGCTTTAAGTGGATTTGTTGTGTAAGTTTTTTCAGTCAACTTGTCTGTCCTTACTACTTAACTCATCTCTAAGATATTTCATTCTACGTAAGCAAGCAATAGATCC